GATTCCGGCAGAGAAGGCGTACCAGATCATCACTGAGAAGCCCGTAGTGGCTACGGAGGTTGAGAACCCAATCGGGCAATCGGAGCAAGAGCCAGTGGAAGAGCCGGCACAAGAGGCAGCCGTGGAAGCTGCGCCGGAGGCAACAGATGCGGTTCAGTGATGGGATGACCTTCGACACAGAAGGCAAGCTGCGGGTGACCCGTAGGAGCGATGGGTACTATGTCGTCGGAAATGGCATGTTGATCCCAGTCGACAGCCGCGAAGAGGGCGTAGAGTTCATCAGGCGGTGGGAAAAAAGGCAAGAGAAGTAGCTGTGTGTGCGCAGGCGGGGGGTTCACCTCCGCTTGCGCACTAATGCGCAACATCGTAAGATCATTTGGAGGTAATGATGGCAGGTAGTGAATGGCCCAAAGGCTTCTTTCTTGTGCAGCAAAATGAGTCTTCTACGCCAGAGGTTGTTGGTTCGCTCGACTTGGGCTCAGATGTCCTCATGCTGCTTTCTGAAAGGGGCTGTGCTGTGCATACGCCGGACACCTTCGAGCAAGCATGCGAGAGGATCGCGGCTGGTCATCAAGATGTCCCAGAGCACTTCGTTTACGCGATGCTGTTTGAGGACATTATCCAAAGACCGAAGCTCATGGAGCTTGTTCACGCCATCGTCAGCGTGGTCGGCGTTTACGATGACCCGGAGCAGCAGCTTGAGAAAGTCAAGCAGGCAAGGGCAATCCTCAGTGCTTGCGGCTTCTACAACAAGAACAAGCAGGAGAACTGAGATGCCAAGGTTCCACGGAGAGACTTTCGACTACGAGATCGACCAAGACAGGCTCAAGAACAACATGCAGCGCGTGTTCTTTCTCATGCTTGATGGTCAGTGGCACTTTCCAGCAGAGATTCAGAGCGTGGGTGGTGCGAAAGGGCTCACCCGTGTGCGGGCCATGCGGGAGACGCAGTTCGGCAGCCTGCGTATCGAGAAGGAAAGGGTTTCTGGTGGGCTTTGGAGGTACCGCTTGGACCTTGAAACTGTGAGCGAGGACATTGTTCGCCGCTACAGGGAGTGGGACTTCTCAAAGAAGCAGGAAAGCCACGCTGCAAAAGAGAGGAGGAGGATGCGCAAAATGATCGACAGGCTTTCTGACGAGCAGGTTTTGCTCCTGAGCAGGTATGCCAGATTTGAGCGGTGGCACGCAGTCGGCAGATCGCTGTACCAGTGGGGGGCCCGCCATGGCGGACAGTAAAGAACACCCCTCAGACAGCCGTGAGGGGGCCCACAAGCCGCTCCACAGCAACGCCCCACACGCACCCTTTGAGCAGCGGCAGAACGAGTCTGATGTGGCTTACGCCTGTTTTCTGTTGTGGTGCATGCAGACACCGGACGGAAGAAGCAACAGGCTACTCGCAAGAAGTGTGGATACAGCAGAGTCGAACATTCGGCACTGGAAGAGGAAGTTTGCGTGGGACATGCGGGCCGCAAGGGTCAACGACCCAGAGTACGAAGCGCTGCGCAGGTATCGCTCCATTATGGAGAAGCATGTTGGTGCGGACAACGCCAAGATGATGCGTGCCGCCCTTGATCTTGTCCTCAATCAAGCGGGCTATGCCAAGCTACGAGACAGTGTCCAGAAGCAGCGTGTCGGTGTCTCAAGTGAGGAAGAAAAGAAGTCTGTTGGGCCAATGACTGCCGTTGAAACAGACCAGTTGGACCCGGCAAGATACCTGCGCGATCTTGGGTACAAGATCAGGAACAAGCACCTGAGAGAAACAGATGTCAGCAAGCAGGTGATGCTGATCGACGCTGTGCTTGGCCTGATTGCAAGAAGAGTTCAGGATGGCAGCTTGCAGGTCAAGGTTGGCGATATTCCGAACCTGATCAAAGCAAGGGCGCTTCTGACTGGACTGCCTACAGAGCATGTGGCTGTGCAGCAGCATATTGAACACAATGTCCATGTGACCGAGACGCCAAGGGTCGCTGCGGCCAAGAAGTCAGGCGGGGAAAGAGAAGTGCTGCTTGCGCTCAAGGAAGAAGTCAAAGAGCTCAACACTGTTCTTGGGGCGATCCCTTCACCGCTGATCGATGTGGAGCCAGCATGAGCATTTTTGGAAGCCGGATTCAGTACGGGGAACAGGGGCCGCAAGAGGACAGGGTGATCGGTGAGAACATCATCGGTGGGCCGTTGAGCGGAAAAGATGTTCGCATGTACTTGGATGCAAAGACCTTGGGCTTCCTGCTGGAAGTTGCGCAGCAGAGCCTTAGCAGCAGGGCAGTGCTTCACGGTGTGGGCTTGAAGGTGACCGCCAGAAGAGGAAGCGATGGCAACCAGTACGAGGTCTGGTCGATCGTAAGCCTTGCTCCAAAGGCTGAAAGGTCTGCTGTGCTTGAAGGTCTGACGGGCAGGAAATGAAAAATCCAACCAAGAAGGTGTATGACGCCATTGAGGAGCAGTACCCGCTTCTTGGCATCGCGTTGAACCACCACAGGACGACCCGTGGCCAGCCGCTCTCCTTTGCGGACAAGCCGTACCTGATTGAGCTTTACTGCGATGCGCCAAAAATAGATGGCTTCGATGCGATGAAGGCGGTGCAGATCGGTTGGAGTGAGCTGTTGATCCAGCTTTGCTTGGAGCGGGCAAGGATTGGCCGCATCGCCGCCTACATTCTTCCGACATACCAGCTACGAGATCGCTTTGTTCAGCGGAGAATCCAGCCACCACTGGAGCAGGTTGCCTACTACCGGCAGTTTCTGGATGAAGGAAACCGTGGCAGCTTGAGAATCAAGCGTTTCGGTAAAGGCAGCTTGCTTTTCCTCGGCAGCAACACCGTCAACGACTTCATCGAGTTCTCAGCAGATGTCATGGTGGTCGACGAGTTTGACCGCTGCGTAGAGCAGAATCTTGCGCTGGCTCGGGACCGTCTCCGTGCCAGCCCGAATCCGCAGCTTTTCCGTATCGGAAACCCGACGCAGGCGAAGCGTGGCGTGGCTGCTCTCTATGACAATAGCGATGGCCGCAGGTGGTTTCATAAGTGCGGCAGATGCGGGGAAAAGCAGCCTCTCGAATGGCAGGTCAACTTTGTAACCAGAGATGTGAATGGTCGCTGGATGCTTAGGGACCGTAAAGGCGCATCATCAGGTCATATTCGGCCAGTGTGCCGTTCCTGCGGTAAGCCTTTTGAGAGGGTGGCCGAGGGTGGTCAATGGGTAGCAGAAAGGCCATCAAAGAACAGGCGTGGGTACAACCCGACGCGCCTTGATGTTCTTTCGCAGGACATCAGGGGTTTGTGGCTGGAGTGGCTGGAGGCCCAGAACGACACCTACAAGATCCAGGCTTTTTACGCGAGTGTCCTTGGCAGGCCATACGAGGCAGAGGGCTCTGCGGTAACGGCGAAAATGCTTGCAGATGCTTCTACTGGTAGCCCCATGGACTACGGTGGATCAGCAGAGTTGAAAGATCAGACCGTTGTTGCAGGGATCGATGTTGGTTCTGAGGAACTACACATGACGATCTCTACCGTGCAGGAGAATCAAGACGAGTCCATGGTCCGCACCCTCGTTTGGACTGGCACGCTGCGCACATTTGATGAAGTGTACGACGCCCTTGTCCGGTACAGGGTGAACTCAGCCGTGTGCGACTCGCGACCAGAGATGAGAAAAGCGCAGGAGCTTCGAGACAAGTGCGCGAATGTCGGCAATGTGGACCTGTGGCTTTGCCAGTTTCACCCGACAGGAAAAGTTGGCTCTGAGGCTTACGGTATGCGCAAGAACTATGTGACCAAGATGGTTACGGTTGATCGAACGCAGCTACTGGACGCGACAATGGATGATTTGCGTTCAGACCCAAGGCGCAGAATCTTCTGCGAGGATGTGTGGAGTGTTGCCGGCTGGGCAGATCAGATGCAGGCACCGAAAAGAGTGCCGAATCAGACTGGTGACCGTGTGCTTTGGGATTCTGGAAACGCAGCAGATCACTACAGGTTTGCGGACGCATACGAGAGAGTCGCAACAGACTTGATCAGCAGTGGTGGCAGGTACATTTCTATGGAGGTCAGACCAAATGGGTGAGAGACGGCTATCTCTATACTCTTCTGTTATTTCAAGTGCAGAGGAAGACCCTGTCCTTGTTGGCCTGCTCTCAAGAGCGACTGACCAAGAGGTCAAGGCTGTTTCACACGCGCTTCGATCTGCGTACCTTGCTGGACAGGACGAATCAGATCAGCGCACAGGGAAGTTGATGGCTCGCATCTTTGGTGGGTTTGTGGGCGTGACGCCGGGGATTGATGTCGATGGTGTGGAAGAGCAATCGCCAAGGAAGCGGCTTCTCGGTATAGTGCGGCTGCTGTCTTCTGCCGCTTCGCGAAAGAAGTAGTAGGGAAAGAGTTTTCCTTGAAGTGTTAGAACAAGCGAAGCTGGAGAAAACGATGCCCACAGAACCCAAGATCAGACTGGTTCAGCCCGGTGTTGTGCGCGTTGGCAAGCCTGAGATCCGGGCCGGAAACTGGCTTGGCCAAAGACCTGCACCCCGCTCGTCACAAGCGATGGACCTGCGAGATCGTAAGGGTTGGTCGCATGCGGCTTACACTTCAAGCCTCTACAACACGCCGAACAGCCACTACTCGTTCTATTCTCAGTACCGCTCACTGATGCCAGAGCAGTATTGGCAGCTATACAAGTCCACTCCCGATGTTCGGGCCTGTGTGGATTCCATCGCCCGCAGAATCTCTACTTGGGACTGGTTCATCCGTGTAAACGAGGACCCAAGAAACCCAGAAGAGTACCAGCGCCTCACAGATGTGGCTGCGCGTATTCGGGACTTTCTCAAGACTCCGAGCACAGATGGTACGACTTGGCAGGAGATGATGGTTGCGGTCGTCACGGACCTGCTTGTCTACGATGCAGGCGCAATCGAACTTGTCAGTGATGCAGATGGGAGACTTGTCGAGCTACAATCATGGCTTGGCTCTGAGTGGTTTCCTGTCACAGATGAACACGGGCATCTTCTTCGGTACGAACAGCAAACAGAAGACACCCCTGAGAACCCAATCGCCCTTCCGCCGCAGAGCCTTGCGTACTTCAAGCTCTACAACAACAACCGATCTGTCCTTGGGCTGCCTGTTCTTGAGACTGTCATCAACGAGTGCCTGACATGCGTGCTTTCCAGCGAACACGCAATGCTCGCCCTTGATGCGGACGAGATCCCTCCGGGGCTGCTTGTGCTGGGTGGTGTCGCTGGGCAGGCGGCAGAGCGAGCCAGAGCGGACCTGATGTCCATGAAGGGCAAGGACCACCGCATCCGTGTGGTCACAAGCCCGCAGCCAAATGGCATTGACGCAAAGTGGCTGGAGCTTCGACACACCCCAAAAGACTTGGAGATGCAGCAGGTCGTAGAGACCATGCGGAGAGCGATCTGGCGCACCTTTGGCGTGATGCCGATTGAGCTTGGCGAGTCCCAAGGGGTTCCGAGGGCCACGGCTGAGATTCAGATGGATGTCGCAAGCAGCCACCTGATTTCTCCTATCCTTGAGCTATTGCAGGCAAGAATCAACACGCAGGTTCTCCCGAGGCTCTTGGACGAGGCAGACGAAGGGCGCGTCTCGTTCAACTTCGACCGAGCCGCCCCGCTTACAGCAGGTGAGAAGCTGGAGGCAGCAAAGCGCTCTGAGATCCTACTGGAGCATGGCGTAATCACAGTCAACGAGGTCCGCGCGGAGATGGGGATGATGCCTGTTGAGGGTGGTGATGTGCCGACTGTTGTGACAGCTCTCGGCCCACTTCCTCTTGCAAAGGTGATGACTGGCATGTCGCCAGCGGAGACTCTTCCCGCCGCGCAGCAGTACGGGGGAGAAGAGAAGGCAGGTGTGATTACGGCAAGCCAGATCGTACAGTCGTTCCTCCGCAGCAGGGATGGCGCGGGCCACACTTGCACCGCAGAGTGCAACCACGACAAAGAAGAACGGAAGTATGAAGATATCGACTTCAGTGTTCCAAAGGGTGTGGTGGAAGAACTTGAGAAGGGCCTGAGGTGGAACGAAGAGGGGCATGGCGGCGGCGGTCTGCGGCCAGAAACAGTCGCATGGGCGAGAAGAATGGCAAACGGGGCTGACATCAGCCCAGCCAAAGCCGTGAAGATGCGAGCTTGGCTTGCTCGTCACGAGGTAGACAAGGAGGGCAAAGGCTTCTATCCAGACCAAGAGGGGTTCCCGAGCCCTGGAAGAGTTGCGTGGGCCTTGTGGGGTGGTGACCCGGCTGTTCCTTGGTCAAACAAAATCGTGAATCAGATGCGTAGAGAGGACGAGGAAGAAGGCAGAAACCTCTCGGATCTCTCGGAGAAGGTGCAAAAGGCACTCAAGAAAAAGGCAGATGACTTCAACGAAGAGATGGAAGAAGGCGGCTTCGCTGAGTGGAAGAGGACAACAGCAAGAACGCTGGCGGCTGTCTTCAAGCGTGGAGTGGGTGCATACAACACGAATCCTGAGAGCGTGAGGCCGACGGTCAACTCTGCGGACCAGTGGGCTTACGCAAGGGTCAACTCCTTTCTCTACGCAGTGGAGAAGGAGAAGTTCAGGAGCGGCAAGCACGACACGGACCTGCTGCCAGAAGAGCACCCAATGAGCACAAAGGGGAAGTCTTGGCGGGAACGGGCACTTGATTCGCAGTGGTTGCCGAGCGCATGGGCCAAGCCGTCCAAGTTCAAGGATGTCAGGACTGTGGACCTGCGTGCGCTGGCGGGAGATGTGGAGGACTACACCAGAGGTGTTGCAGAGCTCTACATCAGTACCGCAGACGAGGTTCAGGCCATTGTTGCCTCTGCTATTGCTTCTGGCGGTGGCAAGATGTCTGTCCCTTCCTCCAACACTGCTACCAGAAGGATCAACGAAGCACTGGACGATCTGGTTGTCAGGTGGTCGACAATGACGCTTCCGTACTACATCAGCGTCTCAAAGAGTGCATACCAGTCATGCTCGGAGTGGATGGGCCAAGAGCCGGCAGGGGACCCGGCAAGAGTTGCGCTCTCCTACCACAATGAGGCAATGCTCTACTTGACCGACTCTATCGGCCTTGTTGGCACGCTGAGGAACAACATTCTGCAAATCGTAAGGGCTGCAACCCTCTCGCAGCGCTCACGAGCAGACGAGGTTGATCCAGACACAGACCCGATTGAGATTTTGCGGCTGCTGGATGATGAGTTCGCTGCGCAGTCTCACCGCATCACCAACTGGTCTGGAAAGCTCGTTAGGCTCACATGGCTGGCTGTTGGTAGCTACCTGCTTTCCCGCACCATCCTCCAAGATGGTTCTGCAAATGTCTGGTACTACGAGTGGGTGGCGCAAGAGGGCAAGAACTGCACAACCTGTGTTTCGGAAGGTTCTCAGGGTATCAGGCGGTTCGATGAGATCAGCGTCTACCCGGCAGAGGACACGAAGTGTGGGGCGAACTGCCGGTGCGTCCTCAGCGTCTGGACGCAGCGTGAGATTGACAGTGGTGACTATGTCCTGCTTTCTCACTTGAACGAGTAGTGAATCTTCCTTTGTTGTAAACATTCGTGCTATCTGATAATCTTCCAGATGACGCCATCAGGTAGGCGCGGCCCAAACTCTTGAGAGTGAAAATGCGCGTTTCTGTACCTTCCGAAGGCGGCGACCATCAGCTTGAATGCTCCCTTGTGAAGCAGGGCGATGGCCGCAAAGTATGGTCTGCCCGCTGCCGAATCCCATGCGCTGGGTTCGGCTTCACTGGTGTGACTGTCGGTTCAAGTGAAAAGCCTGACGCACAGAGGGCGGAAGTAAACCCGGAAGAGGTCGGCAGGGGTGTTGTCTTCTTGGAGGGCTTTGCCAGCAGCAGCAGTGTGGATTGGCATGGCACAGAAATGAGCATGCGTGCGCTCTCCCATATGGAACAGCAGTTCAAGAGCGGCGTGCCGTATGTCCCATCCCACCGTGATGACGAATGGGATCAGGTGTTTGGCCGCACGGTTGACGCGCAGGTTGTTTCTGGACAAGTCCGAAAGAACGGCGACTTTGATGGGCCAAACGACGGCTTTTTGCTCCGTGTTCGCGTAGCACTCGACTCCAGTGACCCAACGACAAAGAAGCTGGTCAGAAGCCTCGACATGGGCAACACGGTTGGAATGTCGATCGGTGGCTGGTTTACAGAGATGGAAGTCATCACAAATGATGACGATGAAGTGGAGAGAATGATCATCCATGCGGTTGATCTGGACCACCTTGCAACGACCAGACGCCCGAGCAACCCGGATACTTGGATCACAGAGATGCACCGTTCTGTGCAGAGTCTGATCCAGAATAGCAGGGAGAAAACCGCAGGGGTTCGGGCCAGCTACAGCGGGGACTCCAACGGAGAACGCGCAGATCACACCGACTTCGAGCCGCACATGATGTACGACCCGAAGACTGGTGAAGAGAAGATGGTGGAGACCTACGAGGAGCACCTTCGGCTTGCGGACCTTGGCTGGACGCACCAAAAGCCAGAAGAGGAAGAGGAAGAGGAAGAGGAAGAGACGCAGGAAGTGCCGGCAGAGGGTGAGAAGAAGAAGCACTACTACAGCCGTTCTGCAACCGCCTTCGCCAACCTGCCTGTCGCCCCAGCAGAGATGCCTTTCAAGGGATCGAATGTCTCAGACAAGCAGATCAGGAACCACATCCTCACAATGTTTGAGACCAAAGAAGGTCCGGGGTGGGCAGAGCTGAGGAAGGCAAATCTCTGGTTCGACGAGGCAGACCCGGAGAATGTGGATTCATACCGGTTCCTGATTGCGCGGCCTTACGACCCGGATGACCCGGAAAATGCGCTGACGGAAACGGGCGACCTTCATGTTTTCAAGGATGCTGTCAGCGCCTCCATGGAGGAGCTTGAATCTGGCCCGAATCTTCCGGAAGAAGATGTTGTGGAGTGCATGGAGCACGCGCAGAAGTACATGGAGAAGTGGTCGGGCGAGGAAGAGGGCCTGGAAGAAGAAGAGATGAAGGGCGGCGGGTACTACAAGAAGAGGGCCATCAGCAAGTTTGAAGACTTTGACTTTGCAGAGCCGATGGATTCCTCTTGGAGCTTCGACCTCAAAGCGCAAGATGCTTTGTTGTACGAGGGTCGGGAAGAGGGCGACCCGGATTGGGAGCGGTATGGCCGTGCTCATGTCTATGTGGACAAGAGCAGAGCCGATACAAAAGCAGGGTACAAGCTCCCAATCGCAAAGCTCGAAAATGGAAAGATGCTTGTTTACTGGAAGGGCGTTGTTTCAGCGATGGGCGCTGTAAACGGTGCGAGAGGCGGCGTTGACATCAGCGACGCGGAAAAGAAACAGGCATACGAACACCTTGCCAAATACTACGAAAAGGCAGACAAGGAAGCCCCTGCGTTTTCCGGTCGTGCTATCGTAGATGAAACCGTTAGCCCTGTTCTTGACAAACAGGTGCAGACGAGCCAAAGTTCCCACAAAGAAGTAGACGCACATAGAGGCGCGACAGGGATTCTCACCAAAACCAGACCGGAGGGTCAACCAATGTCCGACCACACCACCAGCGAGGCTCCGCAGCCCGCTGAAACGGAGCAGGTCACGCTGGAAGCAATCGCTCGGAGCCTTCAGGCTCAGACCGAGCTTCTGAAGGCTGTGGTCGCTGCGAGTCAGCCCGCCGCCGAGCGTGCAGTCCCTGAACCTGTTGCCGCAGCACCCGACGAAAGCGAAGCTCTCAGAGGGCAGATTGCAGCACTCCAAGAACGCGTTGCCATCCTCGCTGCTGCACCGCAGCGCGTTGGTCGCGCAAAGCGCCTTGCCCCGCATCACCTCGATCGCACCACCGGCACCTTTGGGTCGCTGGTCCGCAGCATCGAGACTTCGATGGGCGACACCGCACTTCACGCAGTCTGCAAGCGCCAAGCAGAACGACGAGACGCTTCCAACAAGGATCTCCCCACCCGTGGTGAGTTGCTGGAAGACCTCCGCGCAGTCCTTGGTGCAGCCTTCGCAGATGGCGTCATTTCCGATCCCGACACCCGTGCAGGCTGGAGGTAATCATGTCGAACCCCGTGAGCCCTCAGTGGGCCAATCTCGATGATCGCCGCAAGGCCGCGTTTGAGCGTGCGATCAATGTCTCCGGTGCAGGCAGCGTTCTGGTCCAGAACTATGTCAACCGCATCATCCAGCAGCTTTCGATCCGCGAGTTCGGCGCTCTTGGTACGATGGATCGCCGCCCCGGTCAGGGCAAGCAAGCCGTCATCAACAGACGGACTTCCTCGACCATGACGGCTGCGAATGTGTGGGTGAGCGATACCGCAGGCCTGACGGAATCGACCGGTTCCTACGCGCAGGCGACCTTCGACTACCAGACGCTTGCCACCCGTGGAAAGCTGACCCGGAAGATGCGTGCCATTGGCCGCAGCTATGTGGACATTCTCGCAGAAGAGATGACCATGAAGCTGGATGACTTCAACGACTCGCTTGAGTCCGCGATGTTCATCGGCAACTCCGGCGCGATCTCCACCCAGATCGACGGTCTTCTCACTCAGATCACCGGCTTTGGTTCGAGCCAGTATGTCGCCAACACCACCGCTGTTGGTGGCGATTCGCTGACTCTCTCCAAGCTGGACGAAGCAATCGACGCAGTGAAGGGCTCCGCATCCCGTTCCGACCTTGCCATCTACGGCTCGTTCGCTGGCATCCGTGCCCTCAACGCTGCGCTTGCTTCCCGTCAGCGTTTCGACTCCATGGTCGAGATTGCTGCCGGCTTCCGTGTTCGCAGCTACGACGGGATTCCGCTCATCGTCTCGACCGGCGTTCCGGACGATTCGCTTGGTGCCGCGACCACCGGTCAGATCCTCGACATCACCGGCGAAAGCAGCAACCCGACAACCAGCTTGGTCATCGTGAACAAGCGGTACAACTGGGTGGAAGAGCTGACCCCGACCACGATGATGCCGCTGGCTCGCGACGACAGCCAGTACGAACAGTTCGACCTCTTCTGGGATGGGGCGCTTGTTTGCTCCAACACCAAGGGTGCCTCGCTGCTCACGATGATCAAGACCTGATCGTCGTCGCAGTATGCGGCATGGCCCTCGGCTGATTTTCAGTCGGGGGCTTTCTGTTTTGATCCAGTCGTGATACAGTCTCCGAAAGGAGTGCTGATGTCAGGTATCCCGAGAAAGCCACCGGAAGAGGGCTGCTACCGTTTCGTCGTCACCAACCGGCAGATCCATGCGGAAGGCTCAGATGTCTATCCATTCGAGTTCATTTCGTATGGCGAAAGAAAAATGAGCCGTGTGATCTACATTCCATGGCTTGAGAAGAACCAACACTGCCTGTTCTTCAACACAAAGCCAGCGTTCGACAGAGCGTGCGCAGAAGGGTGGCAGGACATTACGCAGCAGTGGAAGCAACACCTCGAAGAAAACAAGGTGGGCCCGACCACCGAGAGCCAGCAGGCAATCATGCGGGCGTTGAGCACCGCATGGGAGAGCAAGTCTGATATTGTCGCCAGAAGCCAGATCGCTGACTCCGAATGGCGTACTGCAATCAAGACCCTGATCGAAAAAGGGCTGGCTGAAAAGAAGGGAAACACAAACCGAAGCTATCGGTATCGCTTGGCGGAGTAGAAGATGGCCAGTCTCACATCGAAGGAAAGTGTCAAACGGGCTCTTGGGATTCCCGCTGGCGTAACGATGCACGACACCTACATTGAGGAGTTGTTGGTCGTTGCGGACGAGCAGATCATTTCCTTCTGTGGGATGTCAGGCATCACTGCTACAACCGTCTCGGAGACATACGACATTGGAACGAGGGGAGAAGACTCGTTGACCCTTCAAGGGTTCCCAATCACATCTGTTTCCTCTGTCGTCTCAGCAGGCCAAACGCTCACCAGCAGCCAGTATTATGTCGACAGCAGGTCTGGAACAATCAAGCTCACCTCTGCTGGGGCGTACTGGCCAGAGGGAAAGCAGGCCGTCAAGGTCGGGTATACTTTCGGGTATGCCACAACACCAGCAGACTTGAAGCACGCAGCTACGATCCTGACCTGCCAACACTTCAACAGCACCGGTCACGCTGGCTACTTGCAGGAAGCGGCGGGCGGGTATCGCTACAAGATGGATTCTTACGCGATGCCACCAGCGGCAGCGGCAATCCTCGCACGGTACAGGCGAATCTTTCCCAAAGGAGACTACCGATGAAGTTTTTTCGAGCAGACTGGGCTGGCGGCACGGTGGAGCTGGAAGGAAAGAGACTGAAGCCTCAAAAGGCAGGCTCAGTCTACATTCTGGAAGCGCATGCGAAGCACCGCGTCTCCCTTGTTGGACTTGGCTGGCGGGTGCTGTGTGCCCCCGTAGGCGTTTCAGGCAAGCCCGCCACGGCTGCACATGGGCCAACCACGCAGAACGCAGCCAGCGGGCCCTCACGGGCCGCTATGGCGCTGTCTGGCAACGCCCGCACGGTAGCCCGCGCCGTAAAGGCAGGAAAAATGGATGAACTGCTTGTGGAAATGCTGGATCTTGAGAAAGCAAAGACAAGCGGCAAGCGTGTCACTGTAATCTCGGTGATCGAACGCAGAATCGAGGCGATCTCAACATGAAGGTACTCGTCACAGGCGGCTGTGGTTTCATTGGCCAGCACCTTGTACAGATGCTCGTAGACAAAGGAGAGCGCGTCCTTGTCTTGGACATCGAGGACCGTTGCGCAACTGGCTCTGTCCGTGTCCGAGAGCTTGTAGGCGAGGGAATGTTCCATGGAGATGTGTGCGATCCAGCGATCGTCGACACTCTCGTTTCTTCTGTGGACATTGTCTTCCACCTTGCCGCACAGTCGCATGTGGACGCGAGCATCGCAAACCCGCTGGGTTCCATGTATGTCAACGCAGTTGGAACACAGATCGTTGCCGCTGCTTGTGCGAAGCATGACACCGCACTTGTCTACTGCTCCACGGATGAAGTCTATGGAGACAACTATGTAGATCACCCTTCTGGTGAATACATGACTCTCAATCCGAGCAGCCCGTACAGCGCGGGAAAGGCTGCTGGCGAGTTCGCTGTACGGGCCGCAGCAAGAAGCCTCGGCCTCGAAAGGTGGGCCATCACAAGAGGGTGCAATGCGTTTGGGCAGAACCAGTACACCGAGAAGCTGATTCCGATTGTCTGCAACCTGATCCAGCAGGGCAAGCCGGTCACCATCCACGACAATGGTACGCAGATTCGGCAGTGGATCCATGTGGAAGACTTCTGCCGTGGGCTGATGACCGTTGGACGCCATGTGCTGTGCGGGGCAGAGAAAGTCTGCCCCATCTACAATCTCGCAGGCCCAAGAAGAATGTCCGTGCTGGACCTTGTGGTGCGATTCCACCATGTAGCAACCGGCAAGCATGTTCGAGACTTCAAGTCCATCTGCAACTTCGTCGGTGGCAGGCCGGGTCAAGACTGGAACTACAACATCTGCGACAAAAAGATGCTGGCAGGCTTCGGTTTCAAAGCAAAGCGAGACATCTGGTCGGAGAAGGAGATCCAGCTACTCCTGAACCACTACGGCTCTGACAAGGAGTTGATGATCTCGGACTACTCGAATGTGGAGAACAAACATGCTTCCACTGGCTCGTAATCAAGACTTCTACGGGTTTTTGCCGTGCAACAACAGCGAGAAGACCCTGCGAGACTCGCTGCACTACGCCAACACCACATTTCTGCTCTCTGGCAAGCCGCAGAAGTATGGACGCACAGATGTTGTCTCAGCCCAAGGGGATGTTGATAGCTTCCGCATCCCTGGAGGAACGGTCGTATGGGGGCACGACGACAAGAAGATGGCAGAAGAGATTGTGGCAGCGGGTGGCTTCGTTGTTGTGCTCTCCAAGAAGGCTCTTGGGCGAAAAACAAAGGCTGCTGTAGACTCTCTCGTCAGGGGTGGCGTGAAGGTCTTTGACCTTGCACAAATCAAGAAGCCGCACCGGCTTGTCTATGTGGCTGGGTGCCCGGTCATGGAATCGTACCGTGAAGTCGATGGGCTCAAAGCGTTCCACACGCTGCCGATGCCTACTGTCGAAACAGAGAAACAAGAACAACAAGGGGTGCCTGATGCACGGAACAGTGATGGAATACCTGCGCAAGATGAAAGCCCGCTACCCTGAACACTTCAAGGGTGGTGTGGTGCTGGAATACGGCAGCAGGGACATCAACGGAACACCACGGCCACTTTTCGACAGTCCAGAAAAGTATGTCGGAATCGACTGCCACGAAGGCGCTGGCGTGGACTGGGTTGGCATCTGCCACGAGTACACGGAGATGGAAGAAGGCTCATGCGATGTGGTCGTCTCGACGGAGATGTTGGAACACGACCCGTATGTCGAGAAGACAGTCGCAGCAGCGTGGAAGATGCTCAAACCCGGTGGCATCTTTCTCGGGACCTGTGCTGGAAGATTGCGTGGTGCGCATCATCTGGAAGACAGCCCGACCCCCGGCTACTACGGTGGAGTGGACCCGGAAGACATCAAGGCATCATTGGCCCAAAACGGCGAGTGGAGCATGATTGAGGCATCATTCGTGCGCGGTAGGCTCGACACGACTTGGTGCGCAGTCAAACAATGAACCGCAACATCGAAAGCAGGGAGCAGGTGCTTGCTCTCGCAGGCCGGTACAGGACCATCATTGTGACTGGTCCGCAGAGGTCTGGAACGACCGCTGCTTCACAGATGATCGCAGAGGATCTGGGGTACGAGTACATAGACGAGGCACATCACGCGAATGAGATGGCCATGCTCACCCGTGTGTGCCTTGGTGCTGATGGCCTCAGAGATGGTGGCTTTGTTCTACAAGCACCTGCCCTTTCTTGGTGCATTGAGATGCTGCCGAGGGTCGGGTCAGTGATCGTGGTCTGGATGCAAAGAGACAGGGCCGCGGTCATTGCCAGCCAAGACAGAATCGGATGGACGAAGCAATGGGAGAGAGTTGAGCTTTCAAGGTACATCACCAAGTGGGGGTGTGATGCTCAAGAAAGGGTGGTGGACGCAAAAGTAAGAACATGGGAGAAGAAGCAGCGCAGTAGGATGAGAGTAGACACCGCAACTCTTTCCTACGAATCAGAGTATTTCCAAAACCATGATCGCTTCTTGGTCCAAGAAAACCGCGACTACTCTCACCCAAAGCAGAAAATCCCATGATTACGACCTCCGCAAACAGGTACATGTCTGTTCTCAGGCAGACCTCCTTCATCATGGATGCAGCTTCTGCCGCAGCAACGATGAGTGTAGACCGCTCAGTCGCTAATCAGGTCACAGGCACCTATGCGCAGGTCGTTGTTTCTGGCGGGACAACAGGCAGCGGCACGGTAACGATCTCTGGCACTGATACTTCTGGTGCCGCCACCAGTGAGACGCTGACATACACCAGCAATGGAACCATCGTTACGACCAAGAAGTGGTCGACCATTACTGGAGTCACCACTACCGGTTTGGAAGACGAGGCGACCGTGCCTACTGTATCGGTAGCTGCTGTCAGTGCAGACGGTGTCAGCAACCTGATCAGGAAGACGATCGTTACAGGTAGACCGGCTCTTTTGGTTGAGAAAACCGCGCCGGGGTATCCAGCGACTACGGCTGGAACAAAAGAGGTAGACAAGGCCGTCATCAGATTCGACTTTGAGGAAGTCTGGAGACCAAGGGTCGATGACTTGCTTGTGGACGCGGCCACTTCTGAGGAGTGGCTGGCTGTCGGTTGTAGGCTTGTCGGTTTCGGCTTAGGAAAACGCCATTGGTATGTGGAATCTCACCGCTACCAAACATGACACGAAAAACGCCCGGGAGGTGAAGAGTGTCTTTTGAGATCCAGAGAAACGAGGCCGTTGACTACACGGTCATCATTCCAACGATGGCAGAGCCACGGCTGATTGTGCCGTGTGTCGATAGTATTCTTCGCAGTGTGCCGAAGGGTACGAAGATGGCTCTCGTCATCGGAAGCAACACCGAAAATGCCGAGCACAACGCTGCCTCTCGGTATGCGGTGAGTGCATCTGTCGAAGCATACAACGAAGCGAACCAGACGGAGATCCACCTTGATTGGGTGGAGTTTGGCATGCCGATGGGCTGGACCGGTGCAGTCAACGGCTGCCTCCATGCGTGCGCAGAAGACGCAGATGGCCTCGCGGACACGGTTGTCATTATGAACGATGACACGATCGTGACCTTTGGGTGGCTGCACAAGCTGGAAGCTGGCCTCCATACAGACAAGATCGGCTTGTTCAGCAGAAAAGCAGCAATGGACGCTCAGGGCCTTCCTTCCTCTCATGCGCTGGTCGCGATGGAAGAGAAGCGCCCATGGAAGGTCGGCATGGTCGGCCCGGTGACAAACAATGCTGCTGGAATGCAGCGCGTCAATCTGCCGCAGGTCAACCTCGACACCGCCTCCTTGTTCTCCATGCAGGAGAGCGAGATGATCAACCAGTTCTCGCGGCAGAACGAGGAGCGCAATCTCGGGCAGGTCTTTGAGACCGATTTCCTCTCCGGCTTCTGCGTTGCGTACCGTCGAGAGATGATCAACGATCTGCTGCTGGAAGACCTGTCAGGCTGGCACTTCCTTGATCCGGTCTTTGGTGTTGGCGGCTATGACGACAACGACATTGCAGTCCGCGCACGGGAAGCTGGCTGGAGAGCCGGCATCTGCATGGACACATATGTTCATCACTTCGGCCACCAGACGCTCGACAACATCGCGCCAGAGATGATGCGGGGAATGAAAAACGCGAATGTGTATGTCAAGAAGTGGCAGAAGTACACGCAGCGTGATCAGCGCATTGTTGCCACCTACAGAGTCAAGCTCAACACATTCCACGACTACATGCTTCTGCGCAGCAGTGTGGCCCGCTCCGCGCAGCTTTTCGACGGCATCAGTATTCTCTGGACAGGTGCGCCTTCCAGCGTGTCAACTGCACCGGACTGGCGACCAGAATCCTTGAAAGATGAAGAGCTCTCCTTCATCCAGAAGTCCCTCAAAGCCTACCAGCGCGGCGGAAAGAAGCTGCAAAAGCTCACGGAAGACTGGGTGGGCTTGATCTCCGGAGAAGAGGTTTCTGTCGTTGCGGAAAAATGGAACGGAGACTTTGACGAGAGGGAAGAGAGAAACAAAGGCATCGAGCTTGCCTACAGCATGGACCCAGATTGGGTGATCTCCATCGACCACGACGAAGTAGTGGAAGACAGAATCGACCGGGCGTTCATCGAGCGGTTGATGAAAAACCCCAACCCGCTCGTCAGCGTGTACGACTTCAGCTGGATCAACCACTGGGATTCGCCCCGCCTCTACAGAAGCGATCAGCCTTGGTGCTGGGGCTACAGTAGCAACATGCGCGGCTTCCGCATGTGGCGCACCGGCAAGAACAACCGGCGATACATTCCGCTTGGGTACGGAGAAAAGGGTCTGCACTGCGGAAACTGCCCAGAGTACGGGTTCATTTCTCGGCGTGTCTGCTCAATGCGCTTCCGGCACTACGGGTACATCAGGTCCGAGGACCGGTATCGTAAGTTCAAGTGGTACATGGAGAAAGACCCGAACCCAGACCCGATGCTGACAGGCAACCCGGATGGGTACACGCACCTCGTCAACGAAGAGAACATGACGCTGTCGGCGTTCCGGGCAGACAACGGCATCTGCTATACGATGCTCCTGCACAAGGAAGAGCAGACAAACGACTTCCACAGAATCATCGACCGGCTGTACCCGGTATGCGACTACATGAACATTGTGTGGACAGCCGAGGGGGAGGTGCCAGAAGGCATTGCCGACATCGCTTCTGCATACGGTGTCGCCATTTGCCGGGAACGGTTTGAGAACGATCTCGCCGCTGTGCGGAATCGGGGCCTGCAAGACATTCACGCAAACCGCCCAAAGCATGCCCGGTGGGTGCTTTCTCTGGACTCGGACGAGTATTTTGAGGATGAGTGGCGTGCGACCGTCAACATCAGGCGCATGGCCGAGTGCAACAACTCTTGGGCGTGGATGTTCCGTTTCAAAAATCACAGGCCAAACGGGACTCACAACTACAGTGAGACGGCCCGCATGTTCTTCTTGGATCCAAGTGGAATCATGCAGTACACCGGAAAGGTGCATGAGACTGTCGAGCACTCTCTTGCGGAGCTGAAAGCTCGTGGAGTACACCCGCAGGTCAAGTACGCTCCATTTGAGATGGACCACATTGGCCTTGCGATCGACAACGAGGGCCTTCAAAAGAAGCTGGAGATGTATACCCGCTTGCTTGTTGAGGAGATCAAGGAGCGGCCCACAAGCTGTGGTCCGTGGGTTTCTCTCGCCTTGCAGTACGGCAACGAAGGTGACTTTGATTCGATGGAGCGGTGCCTGATTCAGTCTGTGAATCTTGCGGGCACAGCGTTTCTTCCCTTCAAGGAGATGGGCACCTTCCACCTTCGCAAGGCGCAGGTGATGCTCAACCAGTGCCTTGCCCGCCTTGCAGAGGGCCACCCGATGCACTCGTACATCGCTGGCATGAGCAGCATGCTTGCAGAGTATGTGCAGCCGCAGGCGGTGTCTGGATTGGCCGCAGAGGGTAAGCCTCAGAAGCTCGATGTCGACTTGGAAGACTTGATGAAGCGAAGCCATGATGCGATGGTGGGTCATCAAGCCAAGTAGGAGCCGCTGTGAGCGTGACCGTTGAGCTAAAGGAGATGAACGCCGTAATCAAGAGATTGCGGTCCATCGGCAATGGCCGCATCGGTAGGCGTGCGAAGCAGCGCGCGATTCGAGCGGCAGGAAAGCAGTTGGAGCGTCACACGCTGGTCAATATCAGCAATACGCAGTATTCTCTGGCACAGCTTGAAGCGATGGATCACCCCTACGCTCGACGGCACGGCTCGATCGGGGTCCACCCTGAAAAGCCGTACACGATTCACCGCCAAAGCGGCACCCTTTCGAGAAGCCTTGTCAGCAAGATGAAGGAAGGAAAGGAACCGGTTTGGCGTATCGGGTTCAAGTACGCTTCCAAAAGGTATTTCAAGTACCTGATTACTGGTACAAAGGTCATGCTTCCAAGGAATGTCCTGTATGATACTTCGCAAGAAGAGGTGGTCAGGACGAGCATGATCAAAGCCGTCAAGGGCGTGCTCTCCAAAGAGCTTCCGAAGGAGTAGCAAATGGCTGCTGTAAACATGGCGAGCCTTGAGCAGTTGAAGTTGCTTCTTCGGAACACGCTTCTACAGGACGCCTCAATCACCGCCATCGTCGGCAACCGTATTCATGGTGCCCACATACAGACTCCAGACATAGGCTCCATCGAGTACCCGCTGGTCGTCCTGGATTTTTCTGCTGGGGCTGTGGACCAGCCGGGGGCGTACCAACTCGTCACCCTTGATGTCTGGTGCTACACGCGGTCAAGTAGTGGTGATGCTCTCTCGCTTTACGACCTGTGCTTTGACGCTCTGCACATGCAGACGCTGCGGCAGGAAGGCATCAAGGCTGCTGGGTATGCGAGAGAGTCAATCCGGCCACGAGAGGGCTGGAATGAGATGCTTCGCTCATACTACGCGCAGGGTGAGTTCGCTCTGCGTGCAGCATACAGGGGTTGATGATGAGAACACCGGACTGGAGCACAAGTAAGCGCGATAGGTCTGCACCAGATCTGAGCATTGTCTGCCCGAGTTGCAAGTCTCAGGTCGCCACGCTTGGGTCTTCAATGACGATCAGCAGGGACCGGAAAGATGCGGAAAGAAAAGAAGCAACCTGTAGCCCTTGTGGAGAGAAGATTGTCTTCTGGTGCAAGAGGAATGGGTAAGCCCTTGGACAGGGAGGACAGGGTTTCTAAGTTGGAGGCAACAATCTCCGACATTGAAGTTCATGTCCTAAGCCTGCAAAGAGCTTTGATGCCGGGTGGCCAATCAGGCGAAGATCAGAAAGTGCAGAGCCAGATGCGTGATGATGTCTGGTGCTGCGAGGCTTGTGGTGCCCGTTTGGGTATCTACAACAAGCAAAAGGATGAGCTTCGCGTAAGGTACAAGGACTTCTGTGTATACATCATGCCCGGAGTGGGCGGCAGGACAATGGTTCCATGCCGCCGCTGCGGAGAGCAGAATGTCTTACAGGACACCCGCTGAAAATGATGGTGTAGACTGCAAAGCACAAGTGTGATAGAAAAACCGAGTATTGACGCCAGAACAGGCGCATCGGAAGCCCAAAAACTTCTTCGATAAAGAGGCCATTGACGATGCCCTACAATATTCCTACCGTCACTACCAACGACATTTCCTTTGGCCCCGCCGTCCTCTACATGGGCGCATCCGGCTCGACCCCCACTGTTGATGTTGGTTCGATCACGGAAGATGGTGTCACCATCGAGATCACTTCTGAGAAGAAGTACATCACTCAGGGCAACCCGAAGATCAACATCTACTCCTTCTCGCAGGCGCAGTCTGTGATGTTGAAAGTCTCCGGCATCGAATGGGACTTCACCAATCTCGCGTACGCGATCGGGGCCGGTGTCACCACAGTCTCGGGTACGGAAGAGACTTTCGCAATGGGTGGCGATCCGCTGATCGAAACCGTTGCACTCCATGTTGAACACTACATGGCTGTCAGCGGCAACACCATGAATGTGTACATCTGGAAGGCGGGCAGTGACGCTGGCCTTAGCTCCGTCTTCGGTGCAGATGAACATTCCTTCGAGTTCAGCTTCACCGCCCTGCGCTCCACGACCGACTGGAACGGTGCCTCCCTTGGGCCGAAGCAGCAGCTTGTGAAGTTCGAGCGGGTGCTGTAGCACTTAGCTCTTTGTTCAAGAGCATCCCCAAGTTGCTACTCACTGAGTGGTGGCTTGGGGATTGCTGCGTTTCGAGGGCTGTGCTACAGTTCCAGCGACACCCAGGAGGTGCTTCGTGAGCGGATCGGAAGAAAAAGTTGGGAAGGGAGCACTGGACGCAGCAGATGCGTTTGGTGGAATCGAGAAGTTCCTTGAAAAGCTGTGCCCACCGGACAGCTTGGAGCTCAAGACATTCGACGGCAACAGCTTCAAGCTGCCCGGAGCGATTCCGGCACGCCGTCAGGTTGTGGTCTTCCGTCTTCTCAAGGAGCTGTTGGAAGAACCAGAAGTGGTTGCTGCTCTCAGCGGGGTCAACGCGTCCAGCTTGGAGGCTACCGGCGTGGTGGACCTGCTGGTGAGCCTCTGCACCAGTGAGGAACTGGTCAACAAGCTCGGGGTGATCTTTTCCTCTGCGTACCCGGAGGTCGCCAAAGAAACCGGTGACCCCTTGGACGCCTTCGCATTGGAGGATCTGGTTCAGAGCCTCATCCCTTTTTCGGAGAGATTTTTGAAGAAGGTGGGGGGCGGCCTCACCACGCTGGGGAGGGTGGCGGAAGAGGTCAACTGACGGAGCATGAGTTGAAGCTGGGCATCGGTGTTCTGATGTCCGCAGGGTGGACGCTGGACGAAATACTCGACTTGAGTGTCTCGCAAATCGCAGTGTCTCTCGACTGTGTGATGACATACAAGGCAGAGCAGCTTGACCTTATTCTCGAAGTCGTATCCTCAGCACTCGGTGGAAAGAAGAAAGGTAAGACGAAGGCATCCAAGCGGAACCGCAAACCTGAGATGGATGCTGGAAAAAAGGAAGCTGCGCTCTTGCGAAACATAGCTAACAGCGGTCTGGTAATCGAAGACTCGTAGCACGGGCCTCACCCCGCGAGATTAGCTATCATTGTCATAGACACGGGTAGCTGAATGGCTGGTTCCACAATCGCAAAACTGTTCGTAGAGCTTGGTTTCAAAGATCAAGGCATGCAGCGGGGTCTCAGGTCCGCAGAACGCAGCCTTGGCAGACTAAACTCCAGCATCTCCCGCATGAACAGTGCGCTCGGTGGTGCCGCCAGCAAGGCTTTCTATGCCTTCACTGGCTCTATCACCGCGTTCGCTGCGGCTTCTGCTGTAGCTGGTGCGAAGTTCGACCGTGAAATGACCTTTGTTGGCGCGGTGTCAAACGCAACAGAGGAAGACCTGAAGGCCCTGACAGACCAAGCGAGAGAGCTTGGTGCTTCGACCATGTTCACGGCGACAGAAGCTGCGACGGCAATGCAGAACTTTGCCCGTGCAGGCATGGATGCCACGACGATTCTTGAGTCGACTGGCCCTGCGCTGAAACTGGCTGGCGCTGCTGGCGAAGACATGAGCTTGTCCACGCAGACGCTTGCGGCGACAATGGCCCAGTTCAGCTCGCAGGCGTACGAAGCTGGCACCGTTGCAGATGTTTTCGCAACAGCGCTCACAGGCTCTCTCTTTGACCTGAGAAGCCTGACAGAAGCGATGAAGTACGGCGGTACTGTCGGCGCGAACTTCGGTATGTCTCTGGAAGAGACGACTGCTGCACTGGCTCAGTTTCGTAACCTCGGTCTTGAAGGCAGCTTGGCTGGTACGAACTTCCGTATGGCCATGGCCCATGCGGCGAAGGCGACCAAGAAAGCCAGAGATGTGCTGGCCAAGTACAATCTGACTGCGAAGGACATCAACCCGGAGCTACACAGCTTCGGGGAGATCATGGAGACCGTTGGCGCGGCGTCCATGTCTACTACGGACCTGCTCGAAGTCTTCGGCCGGCGGGCTGGTGCCAACATTGCCGGTATCGCCACTCAGTTTGCAGAAGGCTCTACCACTTTCTACGAGCTACTTGGCGATATTGAGGGTTCTGCTGGTGCTGTTGAGAGCCTGTATCAAAGGTCCACAGCAAATGTCTTGGACGAGTTCAAGATTCTCAAGTCCGCCTTTGAGGAGTTGCTTCTCACAGTCTTTGACCAGTACAAGGGGCCCGCACTACAGCTTCTCAAGGACATTACCTCTGGCATCAACTCTCTCACTGCCGGCGTACAGAACGACACCACAGTCATCAAGAACTCAGTCAACGAGCTTTTTGCGTATGTGAAGAGCCTGTTCTTGTTTGCGGAGGGTGGTGCCGCTGGCGCGGTTGCAGAGATTTTGACCTATGTGCTGGAGTTGTTGATCACATTTCAGCTCTTGGTCCCGCTGCTTGGAGATGTTTTCAGGGGCCTGACTGCGATGTTCTTGATCGGAAAGGCTGTCGCCTTTGCGCAAGCAGTCATGCAGCTTGTCAATACATTCAAGATCCTGCAAACCGCAATCATGGCCGTCCGCGGTGTCATGCTTGCGTTCATGGGGCCCGCAGGGTGGGCCATTGCCGCTGTCTTGGCCATTGGTGCCGCTGTCTACAAGCTCTCGGAGGCATGGGACGAGAACAAGCGTGCCATCGAAGCAAACAAGGCAGCTACAGAGTCGTTGCTGAAACGACAGCAGGACATGGAGAAGCTGAGGAAGAAAGCCATTGAGGCGAATGTCTCAGCAACATCTGCTTGGGCTGGAAACACGCTGCTCAGACTGGAGGCCGAGGGCAAGGTCGATAGGGTCTACAAGCGAGAGCTTGAAAGCCTTGCGGCGATGAGCGCAGAAGAGATTGATCGCGGAATCGCTGCTGGCCAGATTGTCGAGACACTTGAGGACGGGGAGACCGTCTACAAGTCTATGAACCTCCTTGTGCAGGACCTTGGGAGAGGGTTCATTGACGAGGCAAAATCACAAGCAGACATCAACTCTACGATTGAACGCAGGAGGGCAGAACAAAAGATCCAGCTTGAAGCACAGCAATACTACAACGGTGCCTTGGAGAAGACACGAAAGACTTTCAGCCTCACCAGCAACGCACAGATTGATTCGCTTAGTGCCACTGAGAAGGAGCAGTTGCAGGTCTTGAAGACCAGCATGAAGATTGGGGGTAGCTGGCGGGACTGGGTCACTGGTGCGGTACAAGCCAAGGAAGAGGCCGCTCGGCTTGGCAAGATCATTGAAGCCTTGGAGCTGACCCAAGAGCGTGCAGCGATCAACACGCAGCGTTTTCTGCAAGCCTTGGAGGCCTCTGACGAAGCAGCTTTGCGTCTCGGGGAGACGGAGACGGAGACGGCAGAAGAGAGGGAGAAGAGGCTCGAAGCGTACCAAAAAGCCCTCGAAGCCGCGTACAAGAAGCGGATCGAGTTGGAAGAAGAGGTACAACAGAGGCACGCAGAGGCTTTCCTTTCTCGCACAGCGCTCGCAAAGCGTGAGCTTGCCAAGCAGATTCAAGAGATCAAGGACACCTACGGGGAAGAAATCGCTCTATACAAGGGCAATACCCGCAAGATTCAGGAGCTTGAAAGGAAGCAGCAGGAGACTATTGCGACCCTTCGCCGTGCAGCGACGAGGGAGCAGTACAACGAGCTTCTGAGTATGGTTGAGCAGGCCACACAGGAGCGCATTGACTCTGTCCAGCGGACCGAGAAAGAGGCACTACAGCAGGCTTTTGCGGAGGAGGTGAAGGCAGCAGAGGAACAGGCGGCATTTGCTCTTGCCCTTGCAGAAGGGGATGCAGAACAACAGAAGCTGATTGCGTACCAGACGGCTGCACAGATTGCTGAGATCAAGAAGCAGCAAGCTCTCAACATGGCAGAGTTTGAGAAGCAGCAGTCTCATCAGGTTGCCCTTGCAGTAAACGAGATCCGCACAGGAACGCTCGGTGCCTTGCACACTGAGATTCAGCAGATGGAGCAGGACTTGGCGGCTGCTCTTTTGCAGGCTGAGAGCGCATCTGAGGAAGACAGGGCCAGCATCCGTGAGGCGTTTGCTGAGAGACGGGCGCAGATTGTTCAGGATACCGAAGACAACATCCTTGTGTTTCTTGGCCGCAAGAACGCAGATGTATTGAAGCTGGAGCAGGAAAAGGCTGTGATGCTGGCAGGCATCACGGAAGAGAACGAAAAGTACCGTGCTGAGATCATTCTAAAGTACGATGCGCTGATTGCGGCAGC